GCTACTGGAATCACGTGGTCGCAAGTGTTGGCCTCTTGGCCACACCAAAAGCAGATCCAGCCATCGCGATTAAGTATCCGAAGCCGAAGCTTCTTCCACTGTGTCGAGTTGCTCTTACGCTGTGAGTGTAAAGTCATTAGTAATAGTTCCGTTCTTGATGGAATGCCCAAGCCTTGCAGCTCGTACCATAACGATTCGTAATGTATTTAAGAGTAGCGTCTATCTGACGATAAGGGTCTAGATCTCTGTAATGCTTAGAGCGCATCTGGCCTAGTCCGAAGTGACTACCGTTCTTGGCTGTGTAAGACCATCGAGATTCCTTAGTTATGATTCTGTTAAAACACTGGAACTCTTTATAATCAAGAATCCTCGAATGTGCGTAGAGCTTTAGATGATCTACAGAATAATTCTTAGCTGTTGCTTCTGGAATGCTCGTTATTAAGAGCGATGCCGTAATGGCATAGACCGCCCCTAAACCTATCTTTCGCTCTTGCGAGCTATCCGCTACAGCGGCTCGCCTTAAGCGAAGAGATAGTAGCGCGCGTGTCAAGTAAGGAGCGTAATCTTGGGAGTGTCCCACAGCTTTACGCACACTGTGGATAAACCCTGTGGATAACTTCATGGCTTACCGCCCCAGCCATTACCTTTAAACACGACTCCACCAAGCGAGTAAATGCGCTTCATCGGGACAGTGCAATTCGGACAGTATGGATCTCTGGCCAGTGTGTCCTCGATGGGACGCTGGACTTCTAGCTCTTTACTGCACACTTCGCAGCGGAACTCATAAGTCGCCATTAGCTTCTCCAATTAGTGCCACCGTCATCGTCGAACAGACGCAGCACTGGATCGTTTTAACGTTAGGCGGAAGATTATCTGTAATTACACGAATGAGTTGCTCGGTGTCTTTCTTGCACACTCGGCACTTAAAGCGCAGCTTGTCCATAGTTGCTCCCTTTTAGATTTTCGATCGGCTGTAGATTCTTTTGATCTACCCACCAAGTAGGTTGCTTAGAGTTCTTATACTTAGGCCGCTTAGCCATGGCAACAGGTATCCAGCCCGCTAGTCTGTAATTCGGGCTAGTGCCTACGACTAAGACGGCGACATCGCTCTGGCGATCATTCTCGTAGATGATGAGCTGACCAGATTCGTAACGTGTCCACTTCACTTCGATAAAGCTTCCGACATCTGCCGTCTTCTTAAATTGAGATCCCCGGGGATCGAAGTCGACGTAACCAAGGTAGCGAGCGACCAAGATCTCGGCGACGATTGATTCGGCCACTTGCGCGACGTAATCATGAAAGCCGAGCTGTCTGTCGTATCTGCTCGAAGCGTCTGGCTGACCTTGGATCTGAGCGATTCGTTCCAGAGCTACAGTGTGCGCTAAGACTTTATCCTCGATCGTGGGCTTTACCTTCATCTACAGTCACCGCAGAGCCAAGTTAACTTCTCTCCACCTTGTCCCTTGGTATAACCGAAAGCGTCGAGCTTCTTTAGCTTCTCGCAGCTGTCGCACTGTTCGATCTTATACTCGGCTATAACTTCGCCATTCTGTAGAAGCTTGGCTGTCATTGATTGCGGATAGATGATCTCGATTAAGTCGCTCATCTTTAGACCTGTGGCTTCCACTTGCCATCGCTGGCTAAGACGTACCAGAGCGGCGTACATTGATCGGCTTTAGCCTTTTCCACGCAGAACCACCCGCCCCAAGCTTTACCAGTTTTAGCTTCGCCAGTCTTAAAGATTCGATGTCCATGGCTGCACTGTGGAGCTTCTGGAAGTAACTCTCCGCCCAGTTGCTTCTTAATCTCGTCCATCGATGATCCAAGGCTAGGGATTCCGCTCTGCTCGGCTTCTTCTGCCGTCTTATAGCTTGGCACTTCGCCGAACTTTTGAGTCCAAGGGTCGTAATCGTCCGCTGTTGAGTTAGCTACCTTCGCGCTGATCGTCTCGACTTTCTCCATGTCCTGACGAGTCGGACGCTTGTCTGATCCAAGTAGTAATCCGATAGCTCTACCGATCGCAGACGTAACAGTGTCCTCGACGAAGAACTTCTTCATGTTGACGTTATAGGTCGCTACGTTACCGAATGCGTAATCTGTAGCGGACGGATAGAGATCCTCGTACTCGCGGAAGATCTGGGCTTGGATAAGGACGTAACCCTTTTCTGCGTTAAAGTCCACGATGTTCGTCTGGACTCTAGCTGTAGGGTGTGTCAACCATAGGCGGGCAATTCTGGCCGCTACGTCTTCGTAATTGTCTAGGAAGCTCATTAGCGCACGTCCTTAGCTGCGTGACGTGATACAGCTCGACCGCGCTTAAAGCCTTCGCGCTGGCCTTCTTTATAACCGACTGAATAGCTCATAGCTGCCCATAAGATCCCAGCTATTAGCATCATGACGATAATCGATAATTCATTCATTACTTGCTCCCGATACTGGGAGCGACGTTCGCGCTCCCTATGTAAAGAGTGAAGTAAGAACGCGCTTAGGTCAAGATTCCCGCGTATCTTTCGGCGTGTCGACTGGCGGTTTCGGCTTGGACTTTAATCCGTTACCCGCAAGAACTCCGCCCAGTGATCCAGTTAAGAAGATCGCCAGAGTCTTTAGAAGATCGATAAAGGCTGCATCGTTAGGAGCTTGCGCTCCGATCGGCTGAGTAACGAAGATAAGCGCGTAAGTAATCCCAAGGGTAACGATCAAGAAGACGAACGCTAAAGTCGTTCCGATTATGAGAATGAGTTGCGCGTGTATGTCTTCGGGTGTTCTACGTCTTTCGGGCCTGTGGAGCTTCTTCTCCAAGGACATCTCTAGTACACGTTCCAGTAGGGACGCACTCTGGCGGGTTACACCGCGATTCTTTCCAGTTTTCATAATCTTGGCATTCGTAGCGTATCCAGCCCTGATAACCACACGCAGACAGCCCAGCCGAAAGGACTAAGGCCAGACCGCCCGCGAGTAGTTTCCGAGTCACTTCCCCTGTAACCCGAAAGCTGAATCTTTAGGATTAAGCCAGCGCAAGATAACAGGCAGAACAGCGGCCGCGCCAGCTGTAAGAATTGCTTTAGGATCTGTCACTCCCGCCATGTAAACAGCTAGAGACGCAGCTAAGAAGCTACGCGCCCAGCTTGCGACTAACGCTTTTAAGTTTTCCATTAGTTTTCTCCTTCTTCGGCTTCGCTGCCGATTGAGTAGGTACTTCGACGATCGGATAATCGCCAGCATAGGCGACGAACTTAGGTCGTCCGAAGCCTACGACTTCTTTACCACTTAGGAACTCTCGCTCTTTAACCATAACCATTCCGCCGTTACGCTGATCGCCAGTTCCCGAAGTGTTTCCTTCGATCGTGATAACCGTCTTAAACTTGACTCCTACGACGATTCCGATGTGGGAGATACGATCGACTCCATCATGCGGAAAGTCCATAAATGCAAGATCGCCGATCTTCGGTTCTGCCACGACCCAGCGATTTACTTCTTTTAGCTTATGCGCTCCCGCAGCTGTAGAGACCATCGATGGAAGCTTTACGCCCGCATGATGGAAGCACCAATTTACGAAAGATCCGCACCAAGGCAGACCATCGGCTTTAGTGAACTTTCCGTACTTCGTAAGGTTATCGCCTTCTTCGACTGTACCGACTTCGGCCAGTGCAACCTCTACGACTTTCGCAGCTGTTCCGATTGGGTACGTCATTACAGAGCTGCGATCTCTTCTGGCGTTAAGCCTAAAGCTGCAAGCTTGGCTTTTGCTGATTCTGTCGCTGCTTCTTTCGCAGCCTTGGCGGCCAGAATTGCCTCGGTCTCTAATCGATCTTGTTCGATAATTGCGACCTCTTCTGAAGTCATTGGCTGGACAATTACTTCGCCAGTCTCGACGTTATGGATAGTTACGTTTAAGGTCTCTTTAGCCATTAGTTCACTCCGTAAAGTATGTAAGTTCCAGCCGTCCAGTTACCTTGATCGCTGTAAATGTCTAACTCTGTCACTGCTCCAGTTTGATTATAAGCTCCCAAGACACGTCCTAACTGAATGTCTGTAGAAATAGTTTTATTATTACCGATTGCGATAATGTCAAACATTTTCCAAGTAGTAGTATTAGCGTAATTGTCTATAGTAAATACGCCGATACCGTTTCCAGTCGTATTACTTAAATCGGTCGTACAATAAACAGAATCGTAACGATAGGTCTCGGACGTACTCTGGCCGCTTGATGATGACGCATAACGATTGGCCGTCGAGTCGTTATTTATTCGGAATCTTAAACTTAGATTTGTGTTTGTCGCGATGTGATTTTTTACGATTAACTTTAAGGATTTATAAGTCGATGGGATAGATTGGATTCTAATTGTCGCGCTACCCGTTAAATTACCTGTTGCGATCTCTGTCATTCCGCCAGCTGAAAGAGTGGCCCATTCTGGAGCTGTTGCTCCTGAGTTAACCTTTAAGAATTGTCCAGCTGTTCCAATTCCCAGACGAGCTGGAGTCGATCCACTTGATGAGTAAATCGTGTCGCCAGTAGTAGTCATCGGGTTAGTCATGCCAGCACTATCCGCAGACCATACGAAGTCCATGTCTGAGTTCGAGTTCTTCTTTAGAACTTGGCCAGTCGTTCCGCCTTTAAGATCTACTAGAGAAGCGTCGATAGAATCGCCAAGCGTCTCGATCGCCGTCGCTCCGTCTTTTACGAGATCGGTCGAAGTAGGAACACTCCAGCCGAAGTTAGGTGTAGTAGTTGCCATGTTTTCCTCTCTATGCGACTACTGTCGCGTCCAGCCAAGTAAGTGTAGGGCTAATAGTGTTCCAAGTTTCGGAAGCGGGTACGTCATTCCAGCGGAACGCGTCGAGTGAATAAGACACTGGCGTAACGTAAAGATCGATAGCCAGAGAGTTATAGCCAGCCGAGAATCTCCAGCCTTCGACGAATCCTTGGAAGTTCGATCCCATGTTCGCGGGTAGATCTGTGATGTTTACAGGCATTCCCATAAAGACACCGATAAGAGAGTTACGATCCGAGTCGCTTACGTTCGGACTGCCTAGTGGATAGCGAATCGACTCGAAGTTAGCTCGCGGATAAGCTCGAAGAGCCAGGTAGAAATTCGCTTGGGCTGTAGCGTCTACGCCGTTCTCCAGTGTCGTAAGAATGTTCTGGGCCAGTGCGCCATAAGTTGCGATAGATGTCGCGTCGCTGGCTGTGTGTTGATCGCCGTTCTTATAAGTAATCGTCACTTCATTACGAACATCTCCCGCTCTGGTCGAAATCTGTAATCCACTGGAATAAGCATCTAAAGCGGAAAGATCTACATAACCGTTCGCCGCTAAGTATTGGCTTCGATGAGTGGAATCCGCGTAACCGATTCGGCCTTGGGCATCTTCATAAATGTAACCGAGTCCAGAAGTGGCTAAAGCTGCGACTAAAGAATAAGCATCTGTAACGGAAGAAGCTCTAGAAGTAAGTTCGTAATTCCCGGGACGGTCGATCTCACCGACTCCACTATTTTCCGCGTTAGCCCATGTCGTAGTCGCGTCATAAGTTGCCCAAATAAGAGAGGCTGGAACTTCATTCCAAGCTCCGTAAAGAATGCCGTCGAGTACGTCGAAGATCTGATCTCCGTCGAAGTCTTTAGCTAAGACTCCTTCCGTTAACACTTTTGGAAGACGTGAAAGCGCGCCAAGAGCTGTAATCGTCGTCGTCTGGACAAGTCCGCCCGTTCCCGATCTTTCGACTGTCGTAAGAATGTCGCTAACACTTCCGCCGAAGATTGCCACTGGAGTAGCTGCGGAGTTCTGCACGAAGACAGTTATCCCAGAGTTAATCGCTACGGTTACAGGCTGGTCGTCGATGTTAAGAATCGATAAACTACAGTAGCCCGCTACCGCTTGCTGATAAATGTCTCGGCGGCCCGATTCGATAGTGAGATTCGCCAGAGTTATGTTCCGATACTCGACTCCATCGATTAGAACGCTCCAGACTGGAGTCCACTGCGTCATACGATTAAGAGCGATCCCGCGCCTAGAGTGCCGCGCGCTTGGGATTTATTGAGTACGTCCACGATAGTTCTAGCTGCCGATTCTGGATCTCCGACTACGCCCATGTTTACAGTGACGCGAGCTTCTGCGTTCGCTTCGCGTTGCGCTCTGAGTCTTTCCGTCTCGGCTTTTAACTCTTCACGTCGTAAGATCGCAGCTTGCATAGCTGGCGAATAAGCCGATAGTGGCGCGCCTGTAAATGTTCCCGCTCCTGTAGACGGAGTAAACCCGCCGCCAGTACCGAAGCCAGTCTCGACAGTGACTCCACCGCCGATCTCTTCTGGGAACGGTACGGAAGCTTTAAGTCCCTTAGCTCCGCCATCGAACAGATTAGTAATCGGGTTATCCTTAATTAGATCGATGACCTTCTTCGCGCCGTTATAGATTCCAGTTAAGAGACCGACGAACTTCGAGAACGCTGTAACGAGTCCAGCGACCAGAGTTCCAAGCCCTTCTAATGCTGTCTTAAATGATCCAGCCAAAAGCGGGACTAAATACTTTTTAGTAAAGTCCCAGATCTTTTCTAAGAATCCGTAGAATGGCTCTAGCTCTGTCGAGTTATCCGAAATCGCCTTTTTAATCTTGTCGAATGCGATTTTAAGTCCTTCGAGAATTGGCCCGACAATTTTGAGAATCTGCGGAATTATCTCTTTATACAAGAACTCCCACCAAGAAGTTAAAATCGGTAGCACATCGTCGCGAATGACTGTAAAGATCTGGCCGAATGCTGGCCCGAGTGTTTTACCTAAAGAATCCGCGAACCCTTGGATCGCTGGGATTCCCTTGTCCACGAAGCCAGACAGAAGCGGAGTAAGCGCGTCTAGAACGTAAGATCCTACGGTCTCTTTTGCTTCATCGAATGCAACAGTAAGCCGCGCCATCTTTCCTTGGAAAGTCTCGGCTTGCTGAGAAGCTTGGCCCTCGAAAGTTTTAGCTAGTGCCGCAGCTGCCGCGTCGAAGTTCTTGGACTTTATGATCGAGTCATCGATACCGACTCCCAGCTTCTTTAATGCGCCGAGATTGCCGTCGTAGGCTTTACCAAGAGCTTCGGAGACTGTTTTTAGATCTTTACCTGTTCCTGCGGCGATGTCTAGAGCTAGGGTCTGGAGTTCTTGCGCTTTAGTAACGTCCTTAGTCGAGCGAATTAGTCGATCAAGGGACGGCCTCAAAACATCGTCCGTGATTCCGTTAGCGAGTGCCGTCTGAGTTATGTAATCTTCGACAGCTTTAATCTGGCTCTCTGTCGCGCCTGTAACGTTCTCTAAAGTCGTCGCGAGTTTAGCTTGAGCCGCTTCGTCTTCGATTGCTGACTTAACACCATCGACGAGTAGAACTCCAGCATAAGCCGCCGCCGCCGCTCCAGCTACGGCGAACGCAGCTCCCGCCTTTTTAGCGAAGCCGCCCATCTTAGATCCGAAGCCTTCGACTTCATTTTGTGCGC